CATTACGCTTGAAAATGTTGGTAATGGTTCACCAAACTTTCTTTCCCAAACTTGAGCTTCACTCAATAAACTGATTGATTTTTTTAATTGTTCTTCTAATTTTTTTACAACTTCAATACCCACTTCTTCTCCTCGTTCATCAGTAGCGTCTTGGTAGTAAAAATCTTCAATTTCGTCTTCGTCCATTTCTTCTCCGTCAGCATTAAACATTTTTCCGTCTTTTAAAGTTACTCCACCTAAATCATAACTACCTTTTATTTTCTTTACATCTTTTGCAAATTGTTGTGAACCTGTTGATTTAATTTTATCACCTTTTTCAAATTTTGTTTTTTGAATAACAAGACCATCTTCGTCTTTTATAACATCAGTTAATGCTTCTAATGTTTCTTCATCTTTTATTTCTGCTTCGTCACCAAACACATCAGTAAACATTAGTTTTCCATCTTGGACATACAAACTATCGTTAAATTCATCTGATATATTTGAGTCACTAATTTGTAAATCAACTCTACCTTTTATTTTTGAAGTCATTTGTTTTAAATCATCTACACTTTTAATACCTTTTCCAAATACATTTGTAAGTTTACCATCTCCTCTATCCACAACAGTTGTTGCTGGTCTACCTTTGGCAGCACCTCTTGTTTTGTCTTTACCAAAATCTTTCTTTTTAAACAAACCAAAACCTTTTGGTTTATCACCAGTTTTTTTATCTAATGGTTCTGCTCTTCCACCTTTAATGGCTTTGTCCATTGAATCTTTAGATTTATAAACAACGACACGACCAGTTTCTTTTGACTTGGCTTTGAATTCTTGTTCTGTGATTAGTGTTTTTAATTTTAACATAATTTTCCTTAATAATACCTTATGTAATCTATTGCTTTTTGTGATAAAATACCTCTACAATCATCAACAACATCAGCCGCATAACTATCTACATAACCACTAAGAGCATCTGACATACCTTCTCTATTTGCTTCTCTTAAATAATAACTATATTTTTCATATAATCTTGATGAACGCTGTGATATTTCACCGGCCGCTTTAAATTGATTACTATCAAGTCTGTCTGATGCATTTGCTCCGTATTCTTTTTGTATCATTTTGATGTATTTTTTCATTGTTGGACTTTTTAAATCCATAACTTCTTTCATCATTTTATCAAGATGTTTTACGGTTTTGTTAACCATTGCTTTAATTCTTTTTGGGTCATTTTTCATTTTTTTAACCAAATCAGAATATCTTTGTTTTTGTTGTTTTGCAAATTCTTTGTGGTCAGTAAATCTACTTGCACCATATCTAGCGGCTTGTCTAAGTTCTGCTTTTCTTTCAGCTCTCATAAACTCACCACCTTTTTTCATATCAATATGATAATATTCTAATCCAGGAATATCTTGAATTGCTTTTAAACTTCTGTATCCAAATACATCTAATCCTACCATTCGTTTTGAATAACTATCTACTTCACCTGCTGTTCCAATCTGTGCTCTATAATTTGAACCAGTGTATAAAGCTTTTCCGTCTTTTAATACTGCAACAAGTCTTCCTTTTGTAAGACCTACATACGCTCTACTATTACTATAATAACCTTGTCTTACTTTACTTGGTAGATATTCTACATTTTTACCAGCAACTGCAATAACTAAACCTTTGTTTTTTGGTGTTCTTAATTTTTCAATATGATAATCTTCTACTTTATCCCACTCAACTCCGTATTTTTTTGCTGTTTGTGAAAAGAAGTCTCTATTTAGACCACCATATCCACTTGCTAAATTTCTCAAAACATCACTTTTAAATGCTTCAGTCAACATCATTGATTTTTTAACATTGTGAATTTCTTCTTTGATTATTTGTCTTAATTGTGATTTAGTTATTTTCATATTATTTCTCTGTAATGATATCGTGTATTAATTGTTCTGTTCTGCACCAAATACCACAATCTGGTCTTTGTTCATATTGTTGAGTTTTATCAACTGATTCGTTCATTGGTGATAAAAATGCTCCGTGTGTTGAAGGATTTGATACAAAGTCAAATGCAATTAACTCAAAGTCTGGTTGAACTTCTTGAGCACCCTCACCGATATTTTCAACTGAACCTAATCCTCTTGAACTAATACCTAATTTGATACCTGATTTAAATAATTCTTTTAAAATGTTTCCACTTGGTGTTCCCAATACTTCTACGGTACCGACTAAATCGTTTCCGTTAAAATGCATTTCCATAACATTGTGTGATGCATTTTGTAAGTTAACTACTGATGAATCCGGGTGGTCTAATTCACCAAGTGCTCTTTTTTGTTGAATAAAGTTTTCTGTGTATTTTTTTGCTTCTCTCATCAACAACTCTTTTGGATATACTCTACCATTTTGATTTTTAGCTTCTGCTCTTTGTAATACACCTTTAACAATAAGTTTTCCGTCATTTGTTGACATAGACTCATTGATTTGTTGTGGTGTAATCTCAAATGGAATATAATCTACTATTAATTGTTTCATTATTTTACCTTTTTCTTTAGTCCTAACATAGTTCTCATAAATTTTGTTACATTAGAACGATATTCTTTTTTTAATTCTGTGGATAATTTTTTATTTACTTTATCCTTATTTAAAACTTTATCAAGTTCATACATTGTTTTACGAAACTGAGCTTCTGCTTTTTGTAGTTTTCTTACTACTTTGGAAGCTTTAGCTTTATCAGCAACACCCTCCGACAAGTTCATTATCGTAAATTACCTACTCTACTGGCTAATCTTACTAATCTTTCTGAAATACTACTTAATGCTTTGTGTGTAGTTTTCCAATAATCTTTTGAATCTACTTTTAATTCATTTTTTAATCTTTGATTCATTTTAATTGTTTTGTCTAATTCGTTTAAAGAATTTTTAACCTCACGAATACTTCTACCGATTTTTTGTTTTGGTGTTAGGGATTCGTCATTTCTCCAATCGTGATAACGACCTTCACCTATCATTTGTTTGTATTTTAAAGTTTCTACAAGATTTTTTATTTCTTCTATAGCGAATAGAATAGATTTATAATGAACATTATATTTTCTATCTTTAAGTGTTTTATCACCAATACTATAAATCTTTATATAATCTTTTCTTAATTTTTCTAAACCTTGTTGAACTTTTTGTAATGCACTAACTTCTTGTTTAGTGACTTCGTTTACTTTTTTAAATCCTGTTGAAGTTGTTGCTATTGAATCTTCTTTGTCTTTATCTTGTTTTCTTTTTTTCTTTGATTGAAAAGCGTAAGGTGTTTTTGGTGGCCCCTCTCCTCCGTCTAAATTACCAGTCATTGAAGCTTCACCGATTTGTTCTTTTTTCCAACCACCACCGGCCGCTTTGTATTTTTTTGCTGCCCAAGCATTAGCATAAGCTGATGGGTAAACATCAAACTTTTTCTTTGCTTGTGATTTGTAATAAGACCATTTGGAAGGATTGGTTGGTTTATTTTTTTCTAAGAATAAGTTAAGTTTTTCTTCTAAACCTTTTTGTTTTTTCTTTTTGGCTTGAGTATTACCATATTCATTTGTAGAAACTTCTTCTTCTACCATTTCAATGATAAGTTTTTTTAGATTATTTAACGCTTGTGACATCTTTTAATTCCTTGATTAGTTCATAGTATCTCATTAAAGAAATAACTTGATTATCTTTAACGACTGATTTAGTTGTAAAGTTTTTTGCTTGATTGATAGCTTCCGTCAATTTAATTTTCACCACTTTATCATTTACTTTTCTGGATAGTGATTTTAACTCGTTTACAACCTTTGTGATTTCTTCATTTATGAACTTACCAAAAGAATTAGAATTAGATATATTATTAATGTATTCTCTTAGAAGTGATTTTTGTGATTCTGATAAATTGGTGTATTTTTTGTTGAATTTATCAACTAAAATTTGATATGATAGTAATTGAGTATCTCTTTCTTCTTTTCTCAATGTTTCCACCAATGAATTTGGTTTTTGTTTTTTTGGTTTAGAAGTGATACTTTCTAAAATAGTATATTTTGTATCAATAATTTGTTTTGGATTAAAGTTTATTTTTGTTGTTTCCACCAAGAACAATTTATAAATAGACGCTAATGTTTTGTAATTAGATACTCTTGTGTTAAAGAAATCTTTAGACGAAAAAGTTTCAGATATTTCTTTAATTAAATTGTATTTTTCTACTTTTAATTCTTTATTACTAATTCTTTGTCTTGTTTTGATAACAGCTTCTAGTAATTTTTCTGCTCTTGCTTCTTCTTGATAAGAATTGGTTAAAAGAATATCATATAGTTCTTTCTCTTTACCTAATGCAGTGTTTTCATTAAAGTATTTTTTTAATAAATTTACTGATTTTGATTTTTTATTATTTAAAATGTCAGCTGTTACTTGTCTTGTTAAAATTTCAAATAATAAACCTGTATTCTTTATCTTAGAATGTTTTATTTTTTGGGACATATTTATTCCTTAACTCCTCTTTTTATAAACACCAATCCTTATTGATATACTCTATCAATTATAAATATAATGGAAGTAAATAATTAATCAATTTACTTGTCATTTAAAGACGAAGAAACCTCATTTTGATACTCGATATCAACATCTTCGGCTTCGTTAATTAATTTCTTATCAACTTTTGATTTTAATTTGTCTAAACCTAATGATTCTCTATACGCTTTGCCGTATCTTGGACTAGAACTACGAAGTTTTTTTCTTTCGTGATTACCTAATGGGTCACGACCTCTAGCACTCCCGTCTTTTCCGTAATGTGGCATCTCTTTAGGTCTTCCAGCACCTTCCCAACCGCCTTCAGGAGAACCACCTTCTTCACCGATTTCTTCAGTTCCGGTTCTACTAGCTAGTTCTTCTTCACCTTCTTGTTGTTCTTGCTCAGCGGCTTGTTTAGGGTCATTACCTTCTGTTTTAATTGACTCTAATCTAAACTCTTGTATTTTATCTTCAACTAATTTTTCTTCAAATCCTTCTATTTCAGCATCTGAAAATCCGAAAATTTGTTTATACGCCCACTCTTTAGGTGTTACTGAATTTTCTCTTGTTAAGTCATTAAACGCTGTTATTCGTTGTCCTAACAATTCTAACTTTTCTTGTTCATATATTTTAGATGGATTTGTTAATTCTAATTCAAAATCAACTAAATCTGCATCAGTATATCCTTGTGAATATAAATGAACGATACCAATCTTAGTCAATTCACTAACCATAATTCTTTGTATTCTTTCTACGGTTCTTGCAAATCTAACATCTTCTGCCGCTAGTGTTGCTTTTGATTCACTAGCTTTCTCAACATATCCGTAATAAGGCTGTGGTATTTTCAATGATGCTAATAATTTGTTTCTTAAATATTCAATATCGTCTGTTGTTTGATATTCTAAACCACCAAGATTTTCTATTCTTGTTCCACTATCTCCACCACGAACAGGTAAGAAAAAGTCTTCTGTGATATTTTGGATATTATATTTTAAGTTGTATTGTCCGTTGTCATCAATAACTGGAGCTTTCTTCATTTTACCAACTATTTTTTGCATATATTGGTCAACTTCTGCTGGTGGAATATTACCTATATCAATGTTGAATATTCTTTTTTCTGGAGCTCTCATAATTCTATGAATCAACATAGCGTCTTCCATAAGTGATAATTGTTTCCATACTTTTCTACCACCCTCTAACATTGAACGACCATAAGGTAAGAAGTTTGAATCGGAAATCATTCTGAAATGAGCTATTTCATAGTTTTCAAATTCTGTTTTTGCTCCTTGTTGTGTTTGTCTTATGTCCCCACTTTCCAATACAAACTTTGTATAATAAGGATTTTCTGGGTCTTCACCCTCTACTCTTGCAACATCATAACTTGATAATGGTTCTACATTTGTAATACCATACTTTTCATTAATGTCAAGTTTTAAAAAGAAGTCTCCGTATTTACACAAATTTCTTGTCCACGGGTATAGATTAAACTCAATATTTAAAATGTCATAATATAGATTATGTAAAATATCGTGTATTTGGTTGTTATCAGATTTAATACTTAATATTTTTCCGTATTCTGATTTTAATGTTGTTTCGTCAGCATAAATATCAAGAGCTGATGAAATTAACGGGTCTGAATCCATTGCTTCATAATCTCTAAATAATCCCATACGCATTGTTTTTTGATACAAAGATTGATTGTATCCACTCATTCCGTGTGGACTTTTATACAAACGAGAAAATCTGTCAACTAAGTCTTTACCGGATACCGCTTGAACTTGTTGTGTGTCTGCTATTTTTAATTGTCTACCACCGACATTTCTAACAATTACATTTGTAGAAAATAGTCGTTGTAATCTACTGAATAAATCTCTTTCAGCCATATTTCACCTCTTATTTAATTAACCAAGTTAAATCTTCTTTCTCCCCTTTAACATCCATTTCCCAAGAATCATTTTTCTCAACTTCAGAAGTATAAATTCCTGGATTTTGTCCGATACCTTGTATTGCTTGTTTAGAAAGTTCTATACCTTCTGCTCTTAATCTCAACGCAGTATCACGAACCCAAAGGGCTATTGCGAAAGACATTACAAGGTCATCATTATACCCTGTCATAGCTTCCGCTCTATTTCCATTATAAATAAATACAAACAACTCATCAATTAGTCTTTGAGAATGAACCATAACTGATTCTTCTCTAAACATTTCCTCTAACTTTGCAACAATTAAAGGTCTTGTCTTTTGTGTTGTTGAGAAACCAGGAACCATATTTCGTTCTTGGACTCTATATTTATTTGTCATTTGATGTTGAACATCAACATATTGCAAATCTTTACTTGTGTAAAACAAGTTTGGATATTCTCTATCAATCACTTGTTGAATTGCTGCCCAACCAATATTGTTGTTTTCCACAACCAACAACGCATTGTTATATTCACTAGCTACATTAACTA